ATCCATTCTGCTTGTTTTCTTCTGTTTTCTAAAACAATTCGACGGTGTTCTTCCATGGCTTCTGCCCTTGACATCTTCTTAGGCGGCTCCTGTAAAGATCCAACACAATTTAGAAGCATTATTAATTTATTTAAATTTCTATCTTCCCACGAAAAAGGAATATGATTTAACGCCATGTATCCATAAATTATTTCAGACGTGAAAATTTTCTTTCTAGAAAATCCTGTTCCAGAATTTCTATTTTTTGGAAGTACTGTTGCGGATGGTGTATGTTTTAGATACATTAAAATTTCTTCCATATTTTCTTGGGATAACATTGCTATATCTAAATCTTCATCACAAATGATTGTTATAAAATCCAACATTTCTTCTTTTTTTATATTTTCGTCATTATCTATGAATCTTTTTTCATATTTAGTTTCCCATTTGTCCAAATTCTTAAGGGTGTATCTAAAAGTCACCTCTTTACCAGGATTAGAAATAAATTCTTCTTTAACCTCATCCCAATACTCGACATCATCCAAACGAATAGTTAAGAATTCTTGTCCCATTTCACACCTCAAAAAATTTAAAAATAAGGAGGATATGTAGAATACATACCCTCGCCTATTTTACTGAACAGCATTTGCAGCTTTGTTAATTCCACGAATATGCGCAGTGATACCGACAATAAATGATTCCAGAACTTTACGAGTTTCATCATGGAAATCTTCAATCAATGCGTCATAAGCAAGAGATTGTTTGAATTCTTCACGAATAGTTTCACTCTTAAGGAAACGTTTACCGTCTTCAGAACGGAGACCATAAGCGCTTAGAACAATATCATTAAGGATTTCATATACCTTTTCGATATTTTTTTCTTCGACAAGTTTATCGATGTAAGCAGCCATATCTTCTTTTCCGTATCGAGATTGTAAAGCAATTAGTTCCATACGGTTAAGATTGAAATATAGAGTTTCTACTTGAGTAGCTCCATCGAAATCTTCATATTGTACTTTTTGTTTAAGCATACGTGAATACCTCCATTCTTAATTATGACAACAGTTCTTTAACTTTGTCAGGAAGTGGCAAATATGGTTGTTCTGTTTCTGTACCATATAGAGCATCTTCAAGCTTTTTAAGCTTAGTAGGATCTACTTCAGTTGAAACAATAGTCAACACAGATACAGGTTTTTGTCCTGCCATTTTAGCTGGAGTTGATTTAACTGACCAGCTTGGGTTTTGTGGTTCTGGTGATTCATTAACAGTACCGTAAGCGCGTTCTGATGGAGCAGCTTTACATCCGTACCATAGGTGGAGTTTGTAACCAAAGTTTTCACCCTTCACGTCGTTACCAAGGATTGATTTGAATGCGAATCCAAATGGCTGGCGAGCTTGACCATGAGCACGAAGACCCTTAACAGGTTCTGCCAAACCATCACAAGCATCGAATTCTTTTGGTGAACTGAATGCTTCGATTGTACCTTCAAATTTTTCAGGTCCAGTGATTGAGAAGAATAGCATGTTGTCAGCGTAGTGTTCACTAGCTTCTGCACCAGTAGGAGATTCGTTAGCTGCAGTGATACCGTTCCAAGCTACACCCTTAGGGTAATTTCCGGTTTCATCTTGAGGATACAAAACAGCTTCCGATACACCGGTTTCATAAAAACGTTTTCCGATTTCGTCAAATACGAGTTTTGCCATTAGGCCTTACCTCCAGTTGTAATTTCTAAGATAGTATGGTTCATATTGTCTACTATGAACTCATGTTGATATCGACAATGGGGATTGTCCAATAACACATCGATTATCGGAGAATCCACACGTTTGTCAATAATTGTGATTTGATAAGTTTCATGTGAATAATATTTTGTATTATCTGCATGTCGCTTATGTATACCATGTCGTCTGTAGAGAATGCATGGGTATGTTAATTTGCTACTTGTGGTTGGATTGTAGGTGATTTTATAAGTTTCTCCAAGACTATCAACTGCCTTCTGCAGCAAGTCCTGGATATGCATTCGCTTGCTCATTATATAATCCTCCTAAATCCAAAATAATTCGTGGAGATTTAATAGCATAACGCTCAACCTTCCACTTCTGACCCATGAAAGTAACGTATAACAAATTTGTGATGTGAGTCATTAAGAACGGATGGGCAACGATTGAAAGACGATTGGTGATTTGAACATTGTCTATTGTCGATTTGCTGTTATTTTGATTACGAAACATAGTGTCGTTAATCAGGTCACCTTTGATAGGTTTAACAACAAGTTTTGGTTCATAGACACCTGGTTCTACTTCAACATCCTCCAATCGAAAACCTGCATTACCCGAATACTTCATTCTTAGCCTCCAGGAACTCCTGCACGTGCAGCTGGAGCACCAGCAGCTTGTGATTGAACATCAGCTTGGTGTGCTTTTGGAGCAACCGTTGTATCTGGAGTAAAGTATACCGCAGCTTTAGCACGAACAAGGGCACCAGACAAGCGAGTTTCGATAAGGTATTTGTGTTTGTTGAAGTCAATGTCGAAATCTTCGAAGCTGTTGACTTCCCCACCTTTGTTAGTACCAATTTGGTAGTCAGCAAGGTTAACCATGATCATTTCTTGTTCTTTGATAAAGTTACTTTCAACAATATCTGCAACACCCATCAATGAAGCTAGGTATTCTTTAGTAGCAGGTTGTTGGCCACCAAATACCCAGTTACCATTCTTGTTGCGCAAGAAGCGAAGTTTAGTAAGGAACAATGGGTTTACATACAATGTAGGTGTTCCAGAACCAAGCATCTTGGTCTTTTGTTCAGCAACGATTTCAAATACGTCCAACATAGCGTTTGGATTGTATTTAGCTTTGATTGTGTAGAAGTCTTCGTCTTTAGAAATAGGACGAATCTTGTCTTCTTTGATTTTGTCATCGGAACCAGTTTCGCGTCCGTCAGAAACCATGATCGCTTGCGCAATTTCATCGTTAAGTTTGATACGCATTTCTTGACGGAAGAAAGCTGCTACGTCCAATTGTTGGCTGATGTCAATAAGGTCATCACGGTCAATTGATTGCTTTTTGTAGATTGTTTGTGGATCAGTTTTACGAGAAAGGAATCCAATGATTTGTTCTTTCTTTTCTTTACCCTTAATATAACCTTTTGCACGAAGTTGTTCGTCAGAAAGGTTTGTGAGGTCAGTCATAAGAGACTTAACGAAAGCGGTTGGCACTTTTGTAACTTTGCTAAGAATGTGTTCGGTAGCAGTGTTTGGTGAGTAAAGTACTTGAATACCGCCTTGCAAAGCGTGATCCGGGAACAACAAATCAAGGTTGTTCATTGAATGCTGCAAAGTATCACCGTCTTGTAATTCATTCAATACTTGACTTACTCGACGTCCAGATTTCTTAGCGTCTTCAAAAGCACTCTCGAGTGAGTGACGGATTTCATCAGTGTTGTTAGCAACGTTTTGGAATGCGTTGTAGTGCATTGTGTTTCCTCCTAATGCAGATTGTTGAATTTCTTCTTCATCGTCTCCTTCGGCAAGATCTTGAAGAATTTCACGTACTTCATTATCTACAGCGGCATCAAATTTTTCTGCCACTTCATTTTCGTAGTTTTCCAAAGCAGAATCAGTAGATGCTTCTACGAGGAGGGCTACAGCTTCTTGTTGGTCAGGATTTAGTGTCGCTAATACCCCATCAACGATATCAGTAGCTTCTCCTTCGTCAGCGTGTTGAATACGGTCGAACAAACTAATACGTTCTTGACCCACCAATACATCGTCCGCTGAGTGAATGATTTGATCACTTTCCATGATAATAATTTCTCCTTCTTCGGGATTTTGTGAGTGTTGTAGAACTTCGGTAATAACCGCTCCCGGATTTGCTCCGGCTACAACAAGAGATACTTCATAGATATTTCCATGAATAACGTCATTACTTGGGGTTCGTTTGATACGATTTGCCCCAATAGACATGGACCAGATGTCACCGTGTTTGACTAATTCTTTGGCTTGTTTACCATTATTGGTATCATTAAAGAATCCTTGTCCATAAACACCATCGTTTGCATTATGCAAAAATACATGACCAATAATGTTCTCTGGCGTGCTATGATCATGTGACCATACCAGAGGAACTTTACGACCATCATTGCCTGCAAATGCCCCATGTCGGATAATAACACCGTCTGTACAACGGGTATCATTGCGGGTTACGTAACCAGCAAAGTCATACTTGGGATGTTTACTCATTCCATGATTTTCCTCCATTATTATTTGCCGCCATTTTGAAGATTCTCTTCACTATACTCAGGAGGGTAATCAGAGTAAGCTTCGCCTTCAGGGGACCCGACAGACCCAGGTAGAGAAACGTCTTGTCTTGCATCAGAAATATTCGGGTTAAACAATTGGTCGGCCATAGGATCTTCGATCGGACCATAACCAATGATAGCACGAAATTCATTTGATGTAAGAATTCTGTTTCGCAATAATGAATCACCAATTGTTGCCAATTGACCTGTAGGTACAAGTTTGAAAGGATTACTATATGTATCAATTCTATGTCCTTGTGTATATCCAGTTTTTGTGATGAATTTACGTTGAAATTCTTCTTTAATTCTGGTCACGATAGGTTCGATAGTTCTGGTATAGTAATTTTGCATTTGATCGGCATTAGCTGTGCCATCCAAAATTGCTTTTGTTAGACCTAGCTGACTTAGTAATTCTTCGGTTAAATACTTAACCTCATCCATAAGATTAGAATTAATTTGTCGGTTTAGCTGAGTGATTTTCTCATCAGCACCGATATATGCAATACCCATTTTAGAGTCTTTCAATTGTCCTTCAATATCTTCGATACGAGCATCCGCTTCTTTTCGTTTGATATCATTTCTAACTGGGTTAGGGAGTTGTAAGATGATGTTCCATTTGTTTGAAATCAACTCCAAATCCTGCTTGTCCAGAATAGATAATTTTTGAATCAATCGAGTCATAGTCGGATTTTCGTTACCTAAAATATTGGCTAAAGGGTTCTCAATAATTGCACACATTTTCTTTGGAACAATTATTTCCGAGAATTGACCTTTAGCTTCATTATAAATCTTCACCCGGATTTTAGTTGGAAACCATTCCATTATTTTTCCGACACGCATGGCTTTTATGTCATAAGAGTCGGACATAACAGGATTAAGTGTAGCCTCTAGAGGAACAGCAGCTACAACTCCTTCGTCAAATAATGAGTATACCAGATCGTGGAAGAAATCCGTACTGGATTGATCCATATTCATTTCTACTTCGAACAACCGTTGAAGCGGTGAATTCCTTAAAACAACTTGATTTTCTCGTTCCATATCGATCTTTACGTGTTGAAATTTCACCATGGATGCATCAATAGCAATACGGTTAAAAATCATAGACGATATAGCAGATCTAGAGAAAACCCGAGTTGGTATCGAATTGTTTGGATTCAATGCCTTAGGTTCATTAGGAATCTGGAATACTGTTTCAGTTTCCACAAAAGATGAGGAATTTGTGTTAAACATAGACCAAGCATGCTTTAGTCCATCGGTAAAAGTGCCCATAACTAAATATGCCTTTCTATCCAAATAAGTCTTGGTTACGTTTGTACGCAACCCAAGCATCGATCAACGCAGCAACGTTATCGATTTTTTCATCAGAACGACGTTTGGATAACTTATAGTTACCATTGTTATCCTGAATTGCAATAGTATTACCCATTGCAAATTTCATTAATTCTTCGTCGAATATTAGCATACGTTCCATAGCCAAATTCTTTAATTCTCCCATAGGTACAGACTCTGTTTTAGCGCCCTGAATAACTTTTTCAACCCCATATTCTCCATTGTCTCGAATCCATCTTTCAACGAATTCTCGAGCATTATACGGGTCGTATCCGAATGCATAAACTGTATATTTGTGTTGATATATGAAGTTGTATAAATCATCATATACCTGTTCCATATCAAGAATAACTCCAGGCATAACATTAAGTGTACCCTCAGAAATCAATTCGTCATACTTATTTCGCATAGCAGAAGTTAATTTTCTTAATTTAGATTCACAAACATAAGAACGAGTCTTAACGCCAAATCGTCCATGACCTAGTGGGAATAAAAATGTGAATGCACAGAAGTCGTCCCCTTGAGAAAGGTCGGCTCCCAATGTACATTCTAATCCATCAAAGTTTTGTGGTCTATGTGGAATTGTCTCTTCATATAAGAAGAAGAAAGTATAACCCTCAACTGGTATTCCGAAACGTTTAGCCAGAGTATCAGAACGAGTTGCCGGCTGACTTTCAGCACGTTCAACTTCATCTCTGTAAGTCTCATACGTTACGGTGGCCCCAAGATTTGGATTTGCTTTCATCCATAAATCTGGGTTTGCAACTTCTCTAACATCATCGAGTCGATAATACCAAATAGATACGTGAGGGTTAAAATAACGACCTTCTAATATATCCATAAGCTCCATCTTGATTGTATCACCCACTCCATCACGAGCGGTTCCTTCGGAAGATGTAGCGATTATGAGATAATTGTCGTTTTTGCTGGCACCTTGTTGAATAGCTCCGATTACGTCTTCTTTAACTTCACCAGAAAGCCACTCATCCACAGATGCATACTTACAACGAAGACCTTGAAGCTTGTCTCTTGACATTGGACGAATCTCCAATAGACTATTCGTTGCAAAGTTCTCAACACCCTTCTTGGTAGACGCTAATAATTGCTTCTTAGTTAGATTACCGGTCATTTTAGATCCTTGAACCATATAACTAATCAGCGGACCTTTCGCCCTACTCAACGCCGTCCTAAACGGACCCATAATTTCCTCTGCCTGTTTCATTGTAGGCGCAGTAACTACTTGGTGAGTTGTAGCAGTGTCGATTAGAAGCATATACGCTTGCATGAATGTTGAGTAAAGTGATTTTGCGGCACCACGTCCGACAATAAGATACTGTCTATTCGTGAGACGCTTGAATTTCTTTCGGATTTCCCATCTACCAAGTTTTGGATTATAGACATTATCCTCAGAAATGTAAAACCACGCTAGGGCACATTCTGCCCATAATCTAAAGGATGGTAAGAGAGTTACATCTCCTCCATCGGTAAGGGTCATTTCGTTTTCACAAAATCTAATAAACCCTTGAATCGCCTTGTCGTCATAGTAATAATCCGGAGACTCAATTAAGAAGTCAATTCGGTTCATTTCTAGAGAGACCGTGCGATTAACCGGAATTTCACCTCTCAGAACTGCTTCTTTGAACTTCATGTATTCTTCCGGATAAGCTTTATTAGATAATACCATAAAAGAAAATGCCCCTAACTAAAAGCCCCAAATACCTTTAACTGTATTAATAGCTCCTTGATTTTCTTCTTTCAATTTTCGGAGCTGATCTAAAGTAACATTAGTTATAGGAGAATACTTATTCGTTTTGTTCTTCATAAGATCTCCAACAATAGTCTTGACACCTGTATCGATAACTGAATTAGTTACTGATCGGCCAATATCTTTAGCAAACTTACCATGTTCTTTCTTAGGTTTACGGGTATCGGCAATTTGGTTTGCACGCCTTACTTGTTCGGCGAAATCATTCTCCAAACGGAGTCGTCTTGTCGCAGCTTGAAGATCGTGTTCGGTCATAGAATGACGCTTGTGATACTTCATATTCCAAGCTTTTCGAGCGGCTTTACTTTCTTTTCGAGCCATTCTCGCTTTAGAATGCGGCATTTTTGATAGACTTCGTCTAAAACCCCATTTCATACCTTTAATTCCAAAGTGTTCAATAACATCATCGGAACTATTGGTTTGAATAGCATGGAGAAGATCTTGATCTACATCATTCATTAGATCCCTCCCTATTTTGTAAGATTATACGATGAGCAGTAGATTGTAAGGATCTTTCTAGCGAAGATAAAATGCTACCGACAGGAGGATCGAACTTCAAACGAATGGACACAAGCACATATTGCTTTACCAAACGAACGAGGTTAGGATCCTTATTAGGAATTAAAGATTCCCAATCAGCATCTTTTTTAGACTCGAAAGTTAATTGGATATTCGTCAGTTGAGATAGTTCACCGACAATACCATCCAATTCTAATAACAATCTATCATCGTATCCTGTATCTTCTTCGGAAGCGAAATCTACAGATGTCTTAATATCATTAAGAATCGTCATATAGTTCACCTACCATAATTTAGTATCTCCAGGAGATCTTTCTACATAGTTCATTGATTGAACTCTACTAAATCCGTAATGAATAATATTGTGCGTATTATAAGATGTTGTGATTAAAAGATCGGGGTTCAAGATAATATCTTCTCTCCATTCCAATATATCTTCTTCTAACAAAGGGATCATATGATGAACTAAAGGAGGACCTTCGATTTCAACATCTTTAATACCTAAATCATACCCTAAATCACGAGCAATAATATAATCTCGCATCTCTCTCCAAATTCTAGATTTGTAGAACGCGTTAGAAATTTCTCTTGGGGATTTGTAACCTCGATTCATGAGAGATAAAAAGTTGAGTCTATCACCAAAATTATCAAAAGTGATAAGTTTTTTATAACTAAGATCTTGTAAATGTTCTCTATCTTTACCTAATAGGATCATACTACAATTCTTCAGATGGAGCGTATCCACGAATAGCTGCGATTACAGCTTCGCTATCGCCCTTACCTTTGACTTCACTTTCGATCAATTCGATTTTAGAATCCGATAATTTTTTATTAGATCTCATTGTTTCGAGTTGTAGCTCACGTTCAGCAGTACCGAATCGCAACAAAGCATTCAAAGTGCTAGGCGCTATCGTACCATCATCAAGCTGTTGGTTTGCGACGACAAATGCTTTCATTGTGAGCTTGTTTAACATACCTTCTGGAGTTATTCCCGGAGGTAGTTGTTTGGAATCACTTTTCTTCCGTACCATTTTCAGTCACCTCTTTTGGTTGAGATTGCTGAAGACGACGAAGTTCTTGAACAGCGTGCTCGATATAATCAGACGCTTGTTCTGGTGTAAGTTTTACACCTGTTTCTGCTGCGTAAGATAATAGCTTATCCAAAGCTTCTTTTTTCTTAGAATCGTTTGCAATAAGCATGTTATCCAAAGCGGTTACAATAATTAGAGCTCGATCTGCGAGAGTAACTACTGCTTTATTGTGAGTTGCTGCTCCAAGATACTTAATTAAGTTTAGTGCTACTGGAGCAAACACGATAACTAACGTTACCAATGTAATAATATCATCTACTGAAAATGTCATTTCTCGTTCTCCTTATTTGAAGTGCGTAGTTCTTCTATATAATCATTGACAACCCTCGATACATACGAGTTGTATCCTTTCTCGGTGTATTGATCATATAGATAAAGAATCTCTTGTTCCGATAATCTACCGGAATGAATACCAGTGATTATTTGGAGCCTAAGAAAGTCTCGTTCTTGATTCTTATGCATCTCTTGAAAGCTTACAGTTAGAGCATTAATGGAATTTTTAATACCATTGATCTCGTCATTCTGTTTAGCCTCTAAGTCGACCCATACTTTTTTAAAGGCTTTGATGCCAACTTTGTAAATAGATGCTCCAACGCCAATGTAAACACCGATTTGACTAAGTACCTCAGGAGATATCAACCACATTAGTAGTGCTTTGATATGCTCTTGCACTTCATTGTTCATGGTTTACCCTCCTTTACCTATACATTGCCCCTAGATAGTAATCCCAATTTAGGACTTTTTACCACTCCGGAGAAATTTCAGAGAGGTGGGGCGATGCAAAAGGGTCGAAAATTTTTGCGACCCTCCCCCCTATGGGGGTGTGAAATTATTCTTCTGATTTTTCATTTTCAGAAGTTGGTAGACGAATCGGTGTTTGTGTATCTGTACGACAGACTGTCCAAACATCTTCAATTGGACCTTCATCAATGATTAGGTTGATGGCCATAGCATGACGTTGAGCTTCTTCAACTTCATCTAACACATCATCAGTATTACCAATGACAGCTGCTAGTAGTTCGGATGTGAAGTAACCATTGTCTTCATCCCACTTCTTCCATGAATCAAAGTCAGAGAAAGGATTGTATGGATTGTCGAATGTAGTTAACATTGTGTCAACTACTGTTGTTGCTTGTAAGTAATCTTCCATAACAGTTGTCTCTCCTTTCTACTAGACTAGGTTCTGAATGGTTGAGATGCTAACGCCTAAAGCTTCAGCTACTTCAGCATAGCTATGACCATTACGAATCATGGACTTGGCTCTAGATGCATTAGATAGACTAAGAGCCTTCTCTTCTCTAGGTGTAGCCAATTGTTTAACTCTATCTGTATTAGCGAATCGTAAGATGTCAGTAAGCATCTTAGTACTAACAGCACCAGATTGAATAGCTTTCCATTCATCATCTTCAATGTTGATACGAGTCTTAGCTCCATCAGCACCAGTCTGAAGACGTGCGGCAGCAATAGCTTGTTGCTTAAGCTTCTTGAGTTGATCCTTCTGCATATCAGGATCTCTCTTTTCGGCTATGACTTTGTTAGCAATGAGTTGTGCTTGGCGTTCTCTAGGTGAGTTGGCTAGAGCTGTGTTAAGCTTGTGTTGTAGTGACTGTACTTGATCACGATACTTCAGCTTTGCTTCCTTGTTGACAACTAAGTTAGGTGAAGACTCAACAACCTTGTTAGCTTTGTCTCGCATCTTACCAAGGGCATTGATATAATCACCATACATGTTTTCGATAGGGGTGCCTGAACCAAGGGTCTTAGCATCTTTAACCATCTCTACAACATGATCAGTTGAAATAGTTTTAGTTTTCTTGATCTTAGGAGCAAGTCTAGGATTGGCTGCTAGCTCTTCAGGAGTTCGATCCTTATACCATGTCTCAAGAGTACGGTGCTCTGTTTTGGACCGGGATATGAGAGTGGAGGCTCCATTTTTTATAGTGCCAGATATAACATCGTAGTGATCTTGGTACTTCTTTTTTAGAGCGGGGATATCATTTTCCCTTTCCGAACGTTTATAATCCAAATTATGTTTCTCGGCATCGATAACAACCATTGAATGTTTAACCGCTCTTGCAATCTCTGATTGAGAAGCACCCTTCAAAGTCATGTCAGTAATAAGGTTGGACACTTCACCCATTGTTTTCTGTTTGATTGTCCAGTTACCTTTTGAATCACGCTTAAGAATATTCTTATCAGGAGAATAATATTGATTGGTGTCAAAGTTCTTAAGCTCTTTCAAAGAACGACTTGTCTTAATACCGTTTTTATTATTAGGAATAACCATAACAGTATCACCATCAAAGTCTGCTCCAGACAATTTGCTAGCAACAGAAGAGTCAATACCGACGGCATCTTTAGCACCCTTCATAAATTTAGCAGGGCCATTACCAAGCTTATTGTTTACGGTAAGTTCGGGTAGTTCGAATATTCCTCCATGAGGATAACGAACAAGAACAACTTTCTCACCGTTCTTAAAGTTAGGCGCATAGATTTCATTAGCTTTAATACCAGACAAAGGTAATAAAACCTGACCGCGCATTCGGTCGAACCCTGTTAGTTTCAAATTATGACGTTTGGTAGTTAAACCATTTGCAAAGTCTGCCATCATAATTCTACGGACTACAGGATTATTTAGATTAGCAATTTCGTCGAACTCTTTTTGTAATTTTTCATACGTCTTTTGAATACGACCTTTAACTAATACTGGAGGTTGCTTAGAAACAAACTGAGAAGATAAGGTTTTTGACCAAGTTCCCCAGTCACCTTCTTCATTAACTTTATTGATAGCACCTTTCTGCCCATTTGGTTTGATTTGTGCACCGAATGGATTATCAGGGTCATCTTTAAGTTTCTTAAGAACATCTTCTTTTGGTGTTCCTTGCTTCTTGTTAGTGTTGAAAATAACGTCGACGCCTTTAGGGAAATCTTTTGGATCTCCATAAACGGCCATACCTTTAAGATAATGCGTTCCTCCAACACCAATACGAACTTGAGCGTACTTGGAATTTCCTAAGTCAAGATCTTTAACTCCAGGACGTAATTCCATGACACCATCTTTGTCGGTTCCACCTTGTTCATCATAACGAATACCAACACGTTTCCAATCAAGATGTTCAATTGGTTTCAATCCTAATTTAGTTGTTCCGTCTTCAGTCTTATATAAATTAGGGGGTTTGATTTCGTGTTTGTGTTCTCTGACAATATCGGGATTAGGTTCTTTTGTTAGAACTTTCATTTCGACCCAGTGATCATCGTTTGTGGCATTTTTCACATACACTTTGTGCATATGGTAGCCATCAGCTTCAAGTTGTTGAACGGCGCGTTTAAGCATATTTTCGTTTATACCTAATTGTTGTGCGGCGCCTAAACCAACGTCAAGATATGGATTTTCTTTAATTAAATCTTTCAAGTCAGATTTAACTTGTTCCATACGATTGACTTTTTGTTTAACAGAAGCGTCCATATTCATTCGAACAGTGGACTCAGGAATACCGGTTTGTCTAGAAATTTCGATTGAACCAAGTCCTTTGTCGGCTAGTTCTTGAATCCTAGAAATATTGTGTAAACGAATTTGTTGTTTAGCAATTGTATTTCTAGCTCGAAAATCTGTTGTGGTGATTCCAAGTTTGGCAGCGATTTGAGTATCAGTCAGACCATTTTTACGATATTTCGCAACTGTGTCAGACCAAGACGTGGCTCGCTGATATGAATTTTCACCAGAACCCCAAGCATAGCGTCCACTGTGAGGAACATTGCCTTGGTGTGGGGTACCTGTATGCATTAAATAATAATCTTCCAGATCCATGCTACGCCTTTCTATTCTGGTTTTCTTTCAAGAATTGCAGAGAATTCTTTGATTGTGTTATAAACGTCATATACATCTTCCGCTTCCGGAATATATGTATCTATTTTGTTGCCTTGATATATGCGTAATTCAAAATCTGTTCGTTCTGGTTTTACACCATACTCTAAACAGAAATAAGCAGCATACACAAGTAGTTGTTCCATTTTTGGTTTTGTTTTACCAGTCTTCAAATCATGAATCCTAAGAAATCCACGAGGATTATCTTTTGTTGGTGGATCATAACGAATGGCATCCGCAGTACCAAAAGCATAAGGACTATAGAATAATAAAACTTCACTATCCATACGATATCCAATTGCATCGTTTACAAAATTTGCAACTGCTGGATGTGTATGACCTGGTTCTAATCTAATTCTATGATGAATAGATAAACTAGCGAATTCGTGAAGTTCCGTGCCTCTTTGTTTCGCCTTCTCATTTTCAAAACGTTCTACGAGTTTTTCCGGCTCATAATTAAGCCAGTGGCATTGACTAGCACTAAGGAAACTATGATGTCCTTCGAATTCTGGATGCTTGTTCCATTTCATTCAATATAGCCTCCTTATTAGCAGGATAGATAGTTCTAGCCCAACCGCCGGTTGAATTATACTTGTTTAAGTAATATTCTTGATTAGGACGGTATGGAGCAGTTCCACTACGTTTAACTTCTAAATGATAGGAATATGGTCCAATGTCTACAGACAAGTCAGGAATTCCTTGAATATAGCTAGAGTCATTCTTTTTGACTATAGCATCAGGAAAACGACTTTTAATATCCTTGATTAGTTCTCTTTGAAAGTCTCGTTCCAATTTGGACATGTGGTTGTAACCCAATTCCTTTCATTAAATTTTTTCTTAGATTTTATAGACCTAGATATTGCGTCATCAATTGAAGCCGGGCTTTTGAAATAAATGTAAAAAAGATCATTAAAGGAGGTATTCACGCGATTTATTCGACCTTCGGATTGGTCCATTACTCTGTACGAGTAATTTAATGAATAAAACAAAATCGTATCGGTAGTAATACAATTCCAAGCCTCGGCTCCTGCGGTGTACTGCACTAAATATATCCACGAGTCACTGTTTGGTATAGCTTCGTGCTTACTGCCGTTGTATTGATAATACGCTCTATTTAATTCTTGACAAATATCTTTCAAGATGTCAAGCTCATAGATATAGTTGTAAAACACAATTACTTTATCTCTTGTCATAATTTCATTCTTAACTGCTTGCTTTCTACGGTCGGAAGAATTAACAATCCTTCTTAACACTTGAGTAAACTCAGAAGCACTGGTAATAGGTTCTTCCGTATATGGATTGAACCTTGACTTCATTACCTGAGAATATAAATCTTTATCAAAAGATGTGTTGATTGTGAGTCGGTTAACTTTAGTTTTTCTAAAGTCTTCCATCGCCACTACCAAACTTCTACGGAGTCTATCTAATCGGTCTACTCCATGATATCGTTTGATCTGTGGAAATTTTGAGTAGGGATTGTATTCAACGTGCATATCAACAAACTGAGATTTGTTTTTGTAAAATCCGTTTGCTATAAATAAGCACATCCAATCTATCCATACATCACCAGGCGTTGCTGTTAACATTATCCATTTATTCTTTCGGGCTATCTTAATAAAAGACATACCCCATGAACCATAACCGATTGCTCGTTGTTCATCGAATAAAAAGAATGCGTTTTCAACATCAGTGTATTTAGTAATATTATTCCAAGAATCAACTGTCCCAGTTATACCGAGAGCTTCCATATCTCTATGCCACTCTTTATCATTTCGCTTTTTAGCTACTGTGATAATATACAACGGTAAGTCTTTGTGATTCTTCAAATAATAAAACAGGCCGGTAAAGGATTTACCAGAACCGACCTTACCTAACAATACAGAACCATTATGCAATCTATCAACTGCCTGACGTTGATAGTCGTATAATTCAATTTTATTAGAATCCATATTTACGACGTAGTGGATTATCTACCACACGAATATAGGCGTTCTTAAGGTTTAAACGAGCATATTGTCCATCTGGACTTGGGTCTCGTCGAGCGATGGTCATGTCGCAAATTGCGATTTCCAAATCGTCAATAATTGACAGCTGCGATTCTTCGGTCAAATACATGCGGTCACGAGGATCAATATCTCCATCGACTGGAGTAGTTCCATCATCATAAATAATGGCAATACTTGGTAAACCAAATTGTGTGTATACACGGACCTTGAAGAAATATGATGGTTCGAACATGTCTGGGTTCTCTTCCATCTTGGTAGCGAGATCATCAGGGACATCTTTAGGTGAATATTGTTTAACATTTACACCATAAGATAAGAGTAGGTCAACATCTTCAGGATTTACTTTAACATTAAAGTAACGATCTCCTGCACGATTGTATTTTTCCTGACGCCCGGTGAAGTTTCGAGCGAAGAGGAAATCGACTTCTTCCAAAATAATTTGTGAGTCGGAGATTTGAGTAATTTTTGTTGTTGCTGTCATTTGTATGTCCTTTCTATTCTGACGTTAGTCTGACATTGTTACAAAAAAAAATAAAGAAGAGAACAAATCAGCAGAATTTTGTTCTTCCTCTCTATTATGTGCCATGTAAATCCTGCGAAGTCTATAATCGACCTGCGGGAAAATTCAATCACGCGTTCTCAGGAGTTTTGATTTTGAGAGTTCCGTGATTGATAGAAATAGTGTGAGTGTTTGGATACTTGTCTTGAAGTTCGAGAGCGTCGACATAGTCTTTAGGCATGTCGTCAACAATATCTTTGATATCGCCAACCTTCATGATTTTCTTAAGACCCTCAACAGCAATCTTGTCGTAGAAGCTGAAATCAACATCTTCGATATCAAACTTGTCTGTTTGTTTGAACAAATATCCTTTCGTTCCAGTGATGGACTTGAAGTTTTCATTGTCTTCTGTCCACGTACATTCTGCTCCAGTCTTAGAAGCATAAATAGATCCAACTTTACCAACGAATTCGTCGCCTAAGTAAATATGACCTTTCGATTGTTTGGTGATGAAGAAATCTTTATCGACCAATTCCTCTTTGGTCCATACCCGTTTAAGCAAATATGTGTTGGCGTACTCTGCTCCTGTTGGAGACCATTTGTCATCTTCGAGCTGAGCAATATAAACAGCGTTATTAATTAACGCCATACGTTTGTAAGTATGCTCATGTTCAAATCTGTAATTATACTTCTCTTGTTTACCGAAATCTTCAACAAATTTGATAATCTTCTCATCAGCATTTGGAATCTTAACAGAGTCCGTCTTGATATGACAGACTTGATATCCTTGCTCCTCGATAGCAAATTTCAAATCGACCATAAATAAAGCACCACGTTTCGCAACGATGTTGTCAATATTGTCTGGATGTTTGAACTTGTTGTCAAATTTAGCAGAGGTCATTCCATACACAGAGTTGATTACAATCTTCAATGCGGTCACCAAAGGTTTGAGATATTCTGGATTATCCAAGAATTGTGCCAAGACACCATCAAACATTTGTTTAACTTCATCGATCTTATTATGTTTCAACAACACACGAACTTTAAGTAAGTCGGCATACCTTTGAGTATATGGACCGAAGTAGTTCATATTTACAAGAGAGTTAGGATGCATTGACTCAACATCGAGCAAAGCAATATTTTTGTATACACCAGGTTCAGCATATACAAATCCACCTTCACCAGTTTCGAATCCACGATAATATGACTTACCGAATTCATACTTGTAACCTGGGAATATAGTTGCAAGGTTGACATAATTAAATTTGTCTTGTGGACGTGGGTCATCGCCAAAGATAAATTTGGCAGTGAGCTGGTTGTTTGTAGCATTCATTGAACCCTTAGCTATTGTTGCCAAGATTTCACGAGCAACATAATCGGCATAAATAGCATCGAACAATTTCTCAGTTGCATCTACGTCATTGACACAGTAGTCAACCACAACTGGAATTAATTCTTCAGGAACTGGTTGATCCCAAGGAATTTCCATCTCGACGTGTTTGATACCAAGATCAACTTCCCAACGTTTGAGTGATTGTTTCTTCTGAGCGTACTCGTAAATATCGGTATAGCTTAATTCGTAAGCTGCCGCATACATTCCACTCTTCGCATTTTTTTCGTTGACAATTCTATACGACTGACGGAATAACTCAAGATTATTACATCCTAGTAATCGAGCATAGAGAATATGGTTGTCATATCGACGATTGTTAAATCCAACGATAGGGAAACTCAACAAATATTCAATTTGGTCTGGTGTTGGGTTAATCCATTTGGTAAATTCGTCATCATGATATTTCTTCCAGACAACCACAAACAAATTAGGATACACCTCAATATCGAAGAACACCAATTCTTCTTTCGGATATATCTTTGTGAAGTTTGTGAGTTTATTTTCTGTAACTCCCTCATCATCTCGAATAGACGACCAAGGAATCTTTTGGAATACCGCAACGCAGTACTCTTTGTTATTCGTCGAACGAATTGCTCGAAGAAATACATCGTGCTTCAAATCGGTCAAGTCATATTCTAGACCCATATCAAAAGCTTTCTGAATTTCATGGGCAATAAAATCAATCGTTGGTTTTGTATTTGGATGACTAGGTTCTTTACCTTCAATCATTCCCAACTGTCGTTTGACAAACTTACGCAACGTCTTTTCTGTATAGGTGATTTCTTTCACATGTTCATACATTGTCTCATCCTTTCTCTCTTTCAACGGCAAGCCCGATGAAATATGAGAAGGTTGTAAGTTGTTGGATGCTTTGTCAATCCGTCTCAGAGAGGCGTTGCCTTTATACACTTTGATTTCAATATGCTTATCCACCAAATTATTTAACTCGTTGACATTACCATCGTAGATATAATGCAAATGAATACCTTGTCCAGATTTAGAAAGCTCAGCATAAGTCGGTGGAAACTTCGACGCTGCTTCTATATTCAACTCAAGATTTTTATTACCAGACTCATCTTTCAAATCAAAATCAATGATGATATGATTGAGTGGTACTTTGACCCAATGCAATTTGCTTGTTTTAATATCCGACAGAGTGGTAACGACATTATCCCATTTGTCTGATGGGTTACCGTTTCGTAAAGCCAGCTGTGCAGGATATTCTGCTGCTAGTTTGTTAAATACCTCGTTATGATAATTGAAATCTAACCAGTCGTCTGGAATAACAGTATCATTTGCCTCAGTTGTGCCGACGACACCTTCAGGAAATGCAACATTCCATCGGAACCCTTTGAAATAATTATTAACACGCATACCATCGATATGACTATCTTTAAGCATCGTATCAAAATATCTAAGAGCCTCTCTCTTGATGGTTGCTTTATATCCGTCCGTCTTCCAACCCATGTCTTCCAGATACTCACGATATAACTCACTGATTTGTTTAAGAGTTATACCATGTTGCATATGAATTGCATTAGTTCGCATGAAGTCAAAGATATGGTCAGTCTGTTCTGCCATGTCGACATCGAAATAATCGTCATAGTAATCAAAACCCAATTCTTCGAATCTTTGAATTGCCATGTTAGCAATGTACGGAAGCTCGTACTTGATTTGGGTCATGAGTTGATTATATTTCGTATGACTTACTTTTTGACCACTTGGGTTTACAACAATAGCGCGTCGAGTAATACCTGAGTCTACGTTTCGAACTTTATAACGTTGGTTCGAGGCCGTGATTAACAAACCAATAAATCGAACATCATAAGGCTCTTTGAATTTCTTGTTGACGGAAATGGTTTCATGACTCGTAAGTTTCAATAACGGAGTGTCGTTATAAATATGACTAATGTCAGTATCCTCGTCAATCAACAATGGAACTTCTTGAATTTGTCCTGTTGCAAATTGGTCAGCACTTGTGAGCAATTTCAAATCAATAGTTCCACAATATTCCTGAAACAGCATTCGGAATATTTTTAAGACTGTACCTTTACCGCTACCTTTCGAACCATACAAATACATGAACTTTTCAATCTTGTACATGTTGTTCGTAAATAACGCTCCCATAAACCATAGAATTTTATCCAACTCCTTAGGAAGATATAAGGTACCAATCAATTCTTTAAATGCAACTGCTTCTCCTTCTTGAGGCGAGTAAGTCAATTGCGTTGTGGCGTAATCTCGTCTCTGCATCTTATGGTCTGCGAACAAAACTTTCTGGTTGAAAGAAATGTCGCTTGTCTCACAAGCTTTACAGAAATCTGCAAATAAACGAAACTTCCCGGCAGATGCTTTTCGAATTTCTTTAACATCAATTCTCAATCCAGGTCGTCCATCTTCTAACTCTCTAGCCTTACGCCAAAGTAAAGAGTCAATATCATAAAATAGGTTTTTCTGTTTAGTGTCCCAGAAACTTCCATTCCAATATGCGTAAAACTTGGAACCTTTAACAACCAAGTCTTTAGCATCGCCAAATATAAAGTCAGGAGAAACCTCATAATCAACGGTACGATTGTTGGAAGTGAACTTTTTCACAGACACATCTAAAAAATCCACTAATTTTTACCTCCTCGTGCCTCACACATGTTTTTGCCCGCATTTCCCTATTGTTATTATATACAGTACACTTTTTAACTCATTCCTATATACAATAGAAAATGTGAGATTTTCCTGTGTATTTTCGGTTTTTTTATGTTTTCCCCATGTTTTTTCGTGCAGTTACCTCAAATATTTTAGTAAAAAATCGTGCTGCCCGTAAAATTTTCATGTGCTGCACAAAAAAAAACGTGCAGCTAAACACCCAAATTTGACCAATTTTAGGCCAAAATCCATCAGTTTTCCTAAGATATTATAGGAATATTCGGACATTTTACCTAGAAAATCAATGAAAAATACCACTATTTTGACCTCTTAATCCACGAAATTTCGACCCGATTTACCAGATTATTGTCTGTTTGATACCTGTCAGCAACCCTAACAAGGTACTCAAAACCACTAATTTTAGCTCGAATAACCTCTCCATAAAGCGTGGTAAGGACCGGATTTCGGCTCAACATAAGCTTCCATCCAGTCACTAAACCTTGCTTATCATGGATATAAACCGCGTCAAATGCGTCGAGGACTATAGGATTTGTGTTCTTTTTACCCATAGTCCCACCACATTATTTACGTGTATTTTCAGTGTCAGTAGTGATCTTACCATCAGGCTCAACCTTAAATGAAGGCTGTGTATCCAGGCGTCCATCAGGAAGTAGTTTGTACCAACCATCGTTGTATCGGATAAATTGATCAGACTCCATATCACCATTCTTTTCATTGAGGTAATACCAGTCATCATAGTATTTAACCCAACCCGTTTGCATAGCACCATCACGGTTGAAGTAGTACCATTTACCACCGATTTTCTTCCAAGAAGTAGCCATATAGCCATCCTTGTCGAACCAATACCAGTAACCATCAGTGTGTTTCAACCAGCGTTCAGAATACATATATCCTTCTTCATTGAAGTAGAACCATGAGCGATTGTCTTCAATGTACTCGAAGCGAGCAGCAGGATATGTACCGTTACCACGCGCCCACCAGAATCCTTTAGAATCTTTTTGCCATCCTTTCTTAACAGGTTCAGGATTAGCATCTGGATTTGTCAAACGGTAGACGTAGTAATATGGCTTCCCAGCATATGCCCACCTTTCATCGTGGTCATTAACCGAGATACCGTCGTATGGCCAGTTACAGTGGATGATGTTATCGCCATCGATGAAAATACCTGTGTGTCCACCAGCACCTGAGGAATATCCTTTACGTCCCCAGATAAATACGTCCCCACGCTGAGCAGTGAATGGTGTGTTTTCGGAAATCAGTTCGAATCCATTCGCGATCAACCAAGCATGTTCGTACTCGGTATTAACAGCCCAACCTGCTGAAGCAGCTCCTGCGCTACGGTATGCGTAGTATACTGATGACGAACAATCATAAGAGTCGTCTCCGTCACGCGATGTCATGCTATAGGACACTTTTCCTTTTCGAGCATACATCCAATCAATTGCTGTGTCAATATTAATTGTCATTTAGTTTTTCTCCTTTAGTTTGTTTATATGTTTCATTTGAATTTTCATCAATAAAACAAGGGTCGTAAATTATCTTTTCTTCGGGATATCTTCTAATGAATGTAGTCATTAGGATTTACCTCCACTTCGATATTCTGGTCTTAGTCCCTGTGGGATATAGTTTGGATGATAGTTTTTAATAACTTCAACCAACGAGTTATCCTTGACGGCTTTCTCAGAGATACCAATTTGCTTCTTGATACTACTGAAAGTTTCAGAGTCAACAAAATGGATAGGATTTCCATTCTTATCAAATTCTTTACGACCGGGTTTACCAAGTCTAATCTCGCCTTGATATCCCGAATCATTTCCAAAACGGTTATCCCATTTCTTAAGTTTTTCCTTATCTTCCTGTAGACGAGTAAGTTTAAGGGCTTTAACAATAAATTTTATATTGGCTCGGACAGTAGTAATTATGGTTGTTACCATATCCTTATCGATACCAGTGAGATGAATGTTTATTTCAAACTCTTCAAATTTGTCTTCTTCGATAATGTAAATTGAAAGAAATTCAATTTGGTTCTTCATCAAGATTAGATAATGCCCATATTGGTCAATATCCTTTGAATTCTTTAACAAATTATAGTATCGCTCGATTTCTGTTAGATACACTTTTACCGAACGAATACCGGTGTAAAATTTGGTCATAAAGAAATCTCCTTCTTAGCCAATGCCTCATTAGCAACTTTGATGAAATGTTCCAAACCAGATTTAGTTAGATTAGGAATAAGCAATTCTAAAGCCTCATTAAGAGCATCACCATTAACTGCTTCAGATAACTTGTGTTTGTAATCCAATATAGCCAGAGGTGTATTATCTGTTTTGCCAGCACCACTTGTTAGAAGAACCTTAAGATGTTCATTTTGTTTAACAAATAACTCCTCCAGTTCCTCATGGATATTCTTAGGCTCTTCCTTTTTAGGGATAGTGATCTCAGGAATATGACCAGGTTCTAAATCAAAGCAGTCTTGTCCAGTTAACACCGACAAAATCATTCGAGATTTACCAATACCTCGTGGGATTTTAGCACCCATGTATCCAGGTGGAATATTTAGGTTTTCTCTGTAGATTGGTTTAAGAAGCGATTTTGGAAATAGATCATTAATGCTACTGATATCGTTATGTAAACGAATATTTGCCATATCAATCCTCCTACAGTCTAAACGGGAAAATAATACCAAGAACCGTACGCTTACGTTCTGGTTCTTCTTCGGGCTCCTTAAGATCTTTTAGAATTTCATCTGGAATCTGGAACTTCTTTTTTAGAAATTCAGAGTTAGGATCCGCCCCAGGGAATTTTTCTGAATCAATTTTATAGGCGGTATCTATAATAGATGTTAAGATATGACTCTTCTCATCACGATTCAATGCATGATGCGCATTTATAGTGCTGGCGATATATTGGAAATCTATAAGTCCTGATAGAATACTCTTCGTCAAACTATTGTAAATTTCTTGTCTACATTCAACATACGCTAGACGTTTTTGCAATGGTAAACGTTGATCACGACAAGCGTAAATTGTGTTGTATAATTTATTAAGAATAAATGAGATAGATGGTAGGTAAGTCTTCTCATTATTGACCGAAGTCATATATTCAATTTGTTGCTTATGAGCATCCCAAAATTTTTGGATTGCTTCTGGAACTTCGGTAGGAGTTGCTTGGATATCGTCTTGACGATTAAATAATTGGAAGAGGATCACATCCGGATTCATTTTCACATGAACATCGATCAACTTACGCATTAGCTCTTCATCAATAACATCATCAGACAAAATAGTACGCAGACGATTAATAATGGCATCTAGTTCTTTATGGTCTTCCTCAGTCATTTTGAATTCTTCAATTTTGTGATGAAATTCATTGACCTTTTGCAACATATCTACAATTTCTTTTAAATTGGTAGTAAGTGATTCGAGATATTTGTACTCGTCAATACCGTCTGGTTTGACTTCACCAAAGATAAATTTAGATACTTTTTGAGAAGATGTCTCAACCTCCCCATCTTCGGTCCGAACCCCACGTAACCAGCACGCAGTCATAGCAGCATAGTTAGATAGGTCCTCAAGGGTGTCTAGGAGGCTCTCAGAGCCCACCTGCTGCGTTTTAGACTCGTCTGTTAGGGATTCTAAGCGCTTCATCTTATCGCTCATACGGACGATGCTAGCGACAATTCCGAACTGGTCCAAAGACTCCTCAAATGAGTTTCCATAGTCATGATTTTTACGACAAAAGGTGTCATATTGGTGATCGTATTGATTTTTCATTGTTTGTGGGTTTAGTTTAGTCATTTTTCTTTCCTCCGATTAGTTTACTCACAAATTCATTAACGCGTTTAGCATTTTCTTCTACATATTTGATGTAGTCTTCTATAGGTTCTTTTATTACGTCCATATCACTCCTCCAGTTCCTCTGGAGATACCGGGATTACGCTGCAAGATCTTATAGAGTCCAGACTATAAATAACTTTACCGATGCCATTAGTATACCGACTTTCGATTACCAATGCTAGACCCATAATTGAGCAACTGATAGCTTCTTTGTTTCTATAAGGACCTCTATCCCCATCTTTAAATTCAACAAACACATCATACAATTGTTCTTTATTCAAACCAATTACCTACTTTCGTTCCATTTGCAAGTTTATCGAGTTTAATAATATTACGACGAGGAATACTAAGGTTAGCGACTTCACGATTTTCGAGAGTTTTAAAGTAATTAATAATAACATTACCATCAATACGCTTTTCAAAAAGGATACTTTCAACGGCTTCAATTTTCAATTCCTTTGTTTTAACTTCCCTACCATACTCGATCCATCGTACAAAGCAACCGTAAATAGCGTCTTTATCATAGCCTCGGATAACGGTATCTTCATCGAAAAATGAGTTTCGATCGACAGTTCCATCGAATTCCAGACATCCGATATAATGCTTTTCTGGAATATGAAGAGTTGTTCTTACTTTGCTACGTTCATCAGTATAGATTACGGTAATAATACCATCTTCAATCATAAATGATTCCACACCGCTCTTCAAATTACGATAAATTTTACCAGTAGTATCATGATATTCCTTACGAAATTCTTCACTAACCATCACCAAAAGTTCTTTCATCATTTCACTTCTCCTCAATATTAATAATATCATCTTTATGAATTCTATACACAATAGACTCATATCCAAATTTAGATGTTATCTCCAACATCTGATTAACCGTCCACATTGCTATGGACTTAACATTATGAAATTCGGTAGTTTTCTCCTCATCCGTATCATCAAGATATGTTACCGAGATTTTAACCATAGGATCAAACCTAATAAATCGCTGTTCCCTAAGTCTACAAAATAAGGGACCGTTCCCCTGTTTGAAAGGAACGGCAAACCCTCTATTTGGACCTGTGGAATGACTTTTTATATCATAAGATTCCATACAGTACTACCTCATTTTACAGTAGTTAATTACACGCCATCGTAAAGCTTCAGATTTAGGGTAATGATTTTTCATACCATTATAATAAGTTACAGTTAACTCTCCATCGACTTCTTCAACATTAACAACATCAATGTCAATATAGAATCTTAGATTTTCATTTTCAACTTCCCGCTCAACTACAAAGGAAACATCCTTACTGTTCCACACAGGAGTGTAGATGTCCGTATAAAGTCCTAAATAATTGTGTAAATCCTTAGCACTAACAAATGCTTGAATGTCAACAATATAGCGACGAGCGATTGTGGTAGTCATTTCTAAAACAATGCAATCCCTAGTTAGAACACGATGATCAATAGTAAGAAAATCATCTGTCATACGAAAGTCTGTAACATCTAGAAAGATTTCACCACCTCTAGGATTTTCCGCTTTATACGATTTTGTTAGTGTTAAATATAGTGCTCCCATTCTTAGGCCTCCCAGTATCTCTCGCCGGCTAAGAATTTCTTGACTTGTTCATCAGTGAATTTGTAGAATGATTTCAAATCTTCAATATATTTACTGAAGTATTCGATATTCTCCAATTCAAGACCTTCGTGTTTGACTTTATTGATTGTCGACCAATCAAAGAATGCAGGACTAGTAGGTCCGGATAATCCTTTGATAAGAATAAGTGGAAATTCAACACGGTCTTCCTTGATTTCAATGGATGTAGTGGAATAAATATCCCATCCAACAAAATGATCTGCAGATTCTATATCCAGTCCAGCAGATTTACGAAGATCTGCTACAGAGACATATCCTCCATTTGCTAGAAGACGAACCACACCATCAACCCATGTGTTCATTTGACCTTCTGCGGTCGAACCGTATCCTTCAACGCCGATTTTAGCCATCTGTTCTGCTTGAGCTTCAAAATGTTTCAACTTCAATACGGGAACACGTGTGATATCATAAGCCAATTTATTCATTTTACTTTTACCTCATTAATTCTTTCTTTATAATCCTCAATATAATCTGGGATATGTCGTCTTTCGTAGTTTAAATAGTTTTCTTCTTTCATTCCAGATAGAGTGAAGTAGTCCACTAAAAATAACTCATCTGCGGTTGGTTTGTATGCGACAAATGGAATTTCACCAAACATGCATTCAATAAACTTATTGTTTTGTGTGTTTATTATAACATGTAGGTCCTCGCATACCAAATATTTTGAATCTCTTTTAAATCTAAATACTTTGAACAAGCCTTTAGAAATAGATTCGCCCATATATGTATCAAAGCATAATTCTGGATCCATCATTGCGTCACAGAATTTATGTAATTCAGTCGCATCACGGAATATAAGCATTCTTAAATCATTAGGGCGTTCTGATATAATTGCAAACGGATAATAACCTCCAATCTTTAAGGAATATCCTTTAAAACAATTGTAATCAGTCGAAACAAAGATATTCAAATATGGAGATTGCTGATTATGATTCAGCATAACTCCATTTAGGATATCGCACCATCTAGCTTTCATAGGTATAAATTCAGTTTCTTTTTCGAAATTCTTATGATGAATTCGAACCGCGGATTTTTTCAGACCTTGTTCATAACGAAAGAAGAAATTAAACACTCGTTCTAGCATGTCTGGCCTCCCTTTCATAATTTGGGTCAATATATAATCCATCGTTAACCACACCCGGAATAAAGTTTTGTCTTCCGAATGTATACACATCCAACTTACCCTTATCATCAAACGCAAGCATAGGATATACATCACAATACATGTTGATTAGCTTAATAACAGCATTACGATTACCCTGCAGTGTTCTCGTTTGAATTCGTGTGATGACAAAGTTACGTTGATCCGTATCCTCTGGTAGAATACAGATATACGGGATAGTGACTCCCATCAGTTTCGCAATGAAAAACACACGACCAGGAGAACTATCACCAACTTCACGAATTCTCGCCGTGTTATTCAATATAAGATCAAGACCTGTATTACGCACATCATAATATAAGTTCTTGAACGAATTATACTGGATTACTTCCCAACGGTCGCTGCTAAGAAATGCTTCTTCCAAATCATATGAATTGTCAAAATATGTAGCTTCTTTATACCATGGCCCATCAGTTTCTTCTTTCCATACGGATAATAAAATACGATGAGACTCCAAATACTCCTCTGCCTCATTACGAATAACTGGGTGTATCATAATGTTTCTCAATAGAAATAACAATACCACGCACCTAATCGTAATATCCCACTCTTTAATTTTTTTGATCATAGAGTTACTCCTCAGTCAATTCATCCGAAATTCTAAACACAGGCTGCAAACGCTCATCAAGAATAAGCGAAATAGCATTGTTGTGTTCTTCCCACAGAGTATTTGATTTAGAATACTCTTCCTTAGGCAAGTGGAATAATCCATAAGTATTATCCACATTGTCTTTACCAAGACGGTGACCTTCGACAAATGATACAATAGTATCATGGATAACAGGGTCTTCATCAGATTCCAAGTCAAGGCCCAAAGTATCAACAATCCAATCTGCAAATTGTTCAGTCGTACCATAACCAGTAGAACTTGATAATCGGCTAGCAAAATGAATAATCATTTCACCAATAGATGCAAAATCAGAATAGATTGTGCCAAATCCAAAGTGTTCGGTGCGGTCACGTACAATATCTTCACGGATATTCCAGTCACCAATATTTTCACGAATCGGGATGTATTCCCATGAGAATAGGATAGCTAGATTATCGCGAGTTTCTGCATCCATGATTCCAAAGCGCTCCATAACGAGGGCACGGTAGTAGTCATATCCTTCTTGTGTGTTAGGATTGTAAATTTGACGGTCATGTTCCATTTCTTGTCGTTTCAATGCTCTGATCTGAGCTGTCATTTCACGAGTAACGTTTACAATATCGCTAGCAGTGTATGTGTTGTCACGGTGATTTAACAGCTTGCTCCCTTCTTCATATTTTTGAATGTACTCACGAACATTTCCATGAATATCCGTTTCACTCACAAACTCCTCTTCTAGAGGATTATAGTCAGCGCCATTTTTGCGCTCGAATGGTGTTAGTTCGCGGCGGATATATTTACCGTCTTCGGTTTTATACCAGTCATGACCATCGTTCGGAAGTCCTTCTATGTCTCGAAGATGTTCTTCAAATTCTTTTTGGCGTTCTGCTTCCTCATCTAATTTCTTTTGATTGTCAGCAGCTTCTTTGGCAGCAACTAGTTCTTCATAAGATAACCCTTCAGATTCGAGCTCATCTTCTTCCTTCCACCATTTATAAAGGCGGTAGGCGCCGTACCCAGCGCCAGCCACCCCTACCAATGATAAAATAACTTTGACAGGTGTGTTCATGTTAGTTTAGTTCCTTTCTAGTTTTCTTTGGTACGAAATCTTTGAATGATGTGGTCGCATACAAGTTGCGAGGAGTTTTCCAACGAACATAGAATTGCAAGTCGTATTCTTGTTTTACATCATCGAATACTTCATGAGCATCCCACTCAATATAGAAGTCATCTGTGTCTGTCCAACCGAATGGAAGAGCAGCACGAGGAACATCAAATCCAAGTTTGTCAAGAACTTCACCGAAAGTCAACACACCTTTTCGCATCATACGATCTACGAGATATTTTTCAGCTTCCTTAATATAACTTTCGTTATAGTCTGGGTCATCTGAAACGTAGTTTGCAGAATACTTGAACCATTGTCCATAGAAATCACCTTCGTTAGGTACAATAGATTCAACTTCAACTTCTTTACCGTCTAATTCGACAGTTTTAGTTTCAAGTGGAGCATCAATTTTCTTGAATGTAGCTTCGTCAAGTACTTCTTTAGCACGGAGACGGTAGCGAGCATGTTCTTCAGTAACAATAGCAAGGGCAGATGATACAGCTTTAAGACGGTTTGTTTGAATAGCAAATCCTAATACGATAGCCGCAGTGGATGCGGTAGCAACAGCAACGGGAATAGCAACATCTTTGGCTACGTCTTTTACGACTTCTATACGTGTATACTCTTCTCCAGCAGCGTCTTTAGCTTCATATTTAGCTTTAGTAGCTTCAAGCTTTTTACCCGATTTAACCCCGGCATAAACTGAATAACCATATCCAACGAGACCAGCGCCCAATAATACGAATGGGGCATATTTCTTACCGAGGATTTTTGTGGTAACCATAGCGGATTTAGCTGTAGATTTGATAGTTTGCATGTTTGGTAACTTAGGTAGTTTCATTATTTTTCTCCTTTTGATTTAAATTTGAATGGACGAGGTGTGATTTCCTCGTATAAAAATGTGTATGCCATAGCGCTTTCGCTTGTGAATACGGAATGCGCTTTCACGGCTAGATCTTTACGAACATAGTCAATATGGTCAAATTCTAGAACCCAGTTTTGACCATCACGTTCAACTTTGACATTTTCAACGTCATGGAAAATCATAGGTTTTACACCTGGCACACGTGGATAGATTCGAATGTTTTTCATATATACCTCCTATTTCTTATTTGTTAACCAGATAATAGCAAGGATAATCCATCCAACAGGCGGTGTGCAAAGTAGTACAAGAGTTCCAATAGTTTTCTTCATTTTTGTTTTCCTCCAATTAAAATTCGTGTTGAATAACAGGATCAACAATTCCTTTAGCAACATTAACATAGTATAATTTGCCATCATATGTAGCAAATGCTCCATTGTTATTATATAGATCTGAACCTTTTGCAAGTTCCAAGATTTCTTTCTTAGTCTGTTCTGATACCCATGTCATTTTAAACCTCCATAGGCATAGGGAATTGGATTTTGAATCCGCCGCCACGAGCAGCTACAATACGTGCTCCAGCAAGTCCTTGTCCGCCAGCATTAGTAGTCCAACCAAATGTTTGGTCAGTAAATTTAGCCGGTTGATCGGATAGTTCATAGAAGTCCCCAACAGTAACAATGCCATACGCATCCAAATTTGCAAGCATGATGTTAAACACTTCCTGCGCATCCTGACGTGTCTCGAAAATGATTTCTTCGACCTGGTTAGATGCTCGTCGATTACGTTTAGCATATGACTGAGTGTAGTCATTTCGATAAGCATCTATTCGTGTAACGTTCGTCACGCCACGTCCCCAGTAACCTGAAGAATTTCTACGAGCATGAATATAGTCCGGTCCGAAAATAGCACGCTGCACGGCCGTCATAGCCATATCCGCAATACCATTTTGTAAGCTAGGCACAACTACCTCATGGAACATGTGCGATGACCATCCACGGAAACCTTCTTCTCCAAAGAATACATTTCCTACCCATTTTGCAACCCCGGCCTTTTTCACACGACCTTTTGCAACTGGCTGTACATGCTTGTCAAGGATTTCATTTGCTTCATCCAATGGATTAATTTTTCTAGGTACCTTGTTGTAGTCTGTTTTTTGTTTTGTCATAGTTTCCTTCCTTCTATCTCTGCCATCCAACTAGCATTAGATGGATTCATACGTTTTGTTACACCATCGATGTAATATTGCTCACCCTTATATGACGCAACGTCTCTATAGACGTTAATCTCAGTGGCTAAGTCCGCCAATAATACATCACGTGGTCCATCCAATGGAATATAGAACATACATTCTCCACGATTAATACTATCGACCTTCACAGCCCCATAGTCTTCTAAACATAATGCCATAATTTATTTATTCCCGTTTGTCATTGCTTGTATACCCCCATGAATATGTTAGAACGCCTGTCAAACAAGTAGGAATCATTGTCGACAGCAATAAGTCCAAATGAAAAATGTAATACAATACTGCGTAAAGCATTGTGTATATCACTAACGATATACCAGAAATGACCAATAGCCCAATAAAAGCTTTCACCGGGTTCCTCCTTTAAAATTTTTTGATAAAAAAGAATACCGAGAGTAATTCTCAGTATTCTATTGAAACTTAGTCTTCAGGGATTGTAAAATCACCTTCCAACACTTCTCCATCTCCCGATGTCTCAGAAGATTTCTTAACATGGTCGCTAATAACCTTCGCGGCAAGTCCGCCAGCGGCTACAACACCAGTGATGATCAAGAGACGCTTAACAACTGGTCTAACGGCAACGATTGTTTGTACAATCTTTTCCTTAGTACTCAGTTCATTAGCAACTTGAGTTTGTGGTGTGACCTCAGCTTGTGTCGACAAGTCTTCAGCTACCTCATTAAGTTCTTCCTTAACTTCTTCGATTTTTGAAACGTTTTCTGACATGATAATGTCCTCCTTTAGTTTTATTTTTGTTTCATTATAGGATATGTATTTTCTGCGAACTATCGTCCATAATGAAGATCACCGTTGCTATCTTCATATTCGTACCAGTGATCACTGATATCTGGACTATTTTGTAACTCACGACCTGTAGCATTACACAACTCTTCATTTCCGTTAGCTGTTATAAATGCCTTTGCGAAAATACTATCCTTTACAGCGTCCACAATACGTGGATATGTTGTTTTACTCATTTTTATACCTCACAATCCTTCAATACATTCTGTTAAAGTAGCATTTTCTTTAACAGGATTTAGACCTTTAGACTCCCGAATAAGGTTAATTTGTCTAATACACTCATTGAATCTCACTCTACGCCACTTACGAATATCGAAATCCGCCATATTAGCAGCTGGTCGATAATGTTCGAACATAGATTCAAAATCATAATATACCAAAGCAATACTTCTGTACAATGCTTGTATATGGAGCTTAGGAGAATATTCTAACTCAATCATCAGCATCCTCCCGATGTAAATGAATTAGATAATGCGTATTTGGAATTTCGATTTCCAATTCCTTTTCGCAATATTTGAATTGCTCTGCTAAATGATGCATGTCATCTTCTGACATTGTGATATGAATGTGGTGTTTCATTATTTTAGGTAATCCTTTCCCATTATGTGTCTAAGTTGGTCTAGTGTTGATTCTGTATTGACATAGTATCTTTCATAAATAGTATCCACTATATCAAAAAAATACATTAGTTTATCTCTATCTATATCTTTTTGTCCAGTATATGGATCAAATGGTATAGTTTCTCCTATTATAGAGATTTTATCATCGTAGTAAAATCCCTCGGCTAAACTAACAACGAGTTCGTCAACTAACTCTCGTGTTTTTTTCCATAAATATAACTCACTATCGAGCATAACAACTTTATCAGGTACCATTAGTAAACTGAATATATAGTTTTTATACTCGTCCTCAAATTTAACCCTTCGCCATCCTTCCATAAGACGCTCAATATACCATTCGTCTATACCGAATATATCTTGCAATGGAAGTTTACGTATATTATCTATGACAGCATCATAAAAATCGTCTTTAGACAATATGAGGGTATATTGCCTTCCATATGTCATCTGTTCAGCCCTCACTATTTGTGTTATCGTCCAACACCTCTTGGTAGTATTTATTAAACTCTTTTTTGAGTTCTTGTGCACTCATATATGCCCTACGATTGTCTGGATTATCTTCAATTTTTATAGCCGTATGTGTGATAAGTTCGTAGAGAAGTTTGTAGTTTTCATGATTAATGTCTTCGGAACCAAATACTGTATTATAATATTGGGTTTCCAGAAGTGCAATCATCATATTGCCAATAATCTTACGAGCAATTCTGAAGAAATACAAATCCATATCCAACACGTGCATATCGTCTGGGATAGTCATAATAAATTGGAAATACTGTTTGTAATCCTCATTCGCAGGAACCACTCCATTAGCATCTGGCTCAGTCCAAGCAGAAATGTATTTGTCAAGTTCTACCTGAGGAATTAACAGAAAATCATCTAATGGCATTGCTCGTACCATATCAACAACGGTCTGTTTGAATTCGCCAGACGTCTTAACAATTGGTCTGTTGTGCGTCATTGTTTACCTCCTTTATAAATTTTCGTAAATAGTTACCATAATAAATAAGTAAATAAATAGAACGAATAGCATTAAACACGCTGCCATTAAGCATCCTAGAAATCCCATAGTAATTGTCAAATGAATAAGAAGTGCCAAGCAGGATAACTCAATAGCTATAAAAATAAATGTTAAGGCAATCATCAAAAGTAAATCTGATAGATTGTAATCAATTAATTCAACAAACTTCTCTTTCATCGTTTACCCCTTGTGTAAAAATTCTCAAAGAATCTTTTGAGCATATCCATCTTAGAATCCAACTCATCGTTACCATAACAATATAATGTAGTGAAATATAGATTCTTCTTGTCATCAAATACAATTGGATCAATATCGATAATAAGGAAAGTATCAGGATACTCATCTACAGCTTCTAGAAAATATTTTGTTTCCAGAAGTTCCACATTATTCCTAATAGTTCTATATCTTTCGATCGAATCTTTGATGATGTTAAGATTGGATGTCTCGATTCTCAAAATAAAAGCATTTTCGTCATTTGGACTTAGTTGTCCATTAACATTATAAATTGGTTCTCCCATTTTTATGGTTCCTCCTTATCGAAATAGTATTTTCTAACTATTTCTTTTGTTGTCATCTTTTCATTGTAAACGCCATAACCAAATACTGTAAAAGTCCATCGGTCATCCCTAACATTATATGATAGAGGAGTAACTTCAGTGATTATACCTGCTTTGAAAAAGTTTAATTCGTCGCATAGCATCTCCGGTTCGATTTTATGAATCGCGTCTGACATGCCCGAATATCTTATGTAATCTGCCTTTGCTTGATCATCATGAGTATAACTAATAAATACTTGAAATTTATTGTTGCCAGGATATTTAACATGCTTTCTCACGATTCTTGATGGTTCACACATTTATACCTCCTCCAATATACTTTCAATTTTATATTTTGCATACGATTCAACAAAATCTTTTCTTGTATGCAAATTTTCGTCTGTATATAGTTCGATGTTGAATATCCATGTATCGGATACCTCAACATAGGTTATTGGTGAAACATCAACTACAATATATTTTTCAGCGTCTAACTCATTACCTGAAAGTTTTAAAAAATCGTTTTGTCCCAATATTCGAATATCGTTCATCATGTCTATATAATATTCATGAAAATATTCCACAGCTGATTGATCTTGAGAGCAGTAGTTTAAAACTTTTTCTTTCTTATTTAACATCTTTCTACCTCACAAAAAAGAAAGGGATAAGTTAATCCCTTTATTTGAAAAATTTATTTGAAATTACTGACCACATCTTAGATGAGATGATATTGAATTGTTCGAAATTCAACACAGCAGCCATTCCGAGAATGTTCACAAGCGCTTGAAATAATTGCTCAGGTTTGACTTTGTACTTTTGCTGCTCGTTCTTAACAGCGATAAGTTTAGCCAACTTGAGATTTAAATCTTGAACCTCTGCGTTATTCTCAGATAGTGCCATCTGAATTTTGATTTCTTCAATTTGCATATCTAAGCCG